GTCGGCTGGTTAAAAGACCCATTCAAGGCAATGGAGGCTTATGAGGCAGTAGCAAACAGGGTTCTATATTATGAACCGATGCTGCAAATGATAGCCACGATAGCCAATAATCCTCTGACTCACCCGACAGCCAGCAGATACTTAAAGGACTATTCCAGAAGAATGACGGGGGAACAATCCAAGTTTGACCAGGATGCAAACGTAACTCTGGCTGAGTTCGGTAGAATGATTGAGAAGCTGCCAGGTGGTGAGAAGGTATCCAAGTATTTCACCCAGGGTAATGCTGCTGGTATGGCTTCTTATCACCTGACAAGTGCTTTATATACGCTATGGTTGGGTGGTAAAGCTACGTCTGCTATAAGGAATCTTAGTCAACACACTCTTATAATCGGGGAAGTTGGACCAACAAACTTTGCAAAAGGTATAGCTCTACGATTCACAGAGGAGGGGAAGAGAGCCTTAGATCATTCATTGACATGGCGTTCTCGTAGAGCTGCATTTATACCAGGAATAGACGATTCATTTGTAGCAGGTTGGACAGATAAATTCAGGGAAGTGGCACTATTTATGTTCCGAGAAGCAGATGCTCAGAATGTTAAGGATGCTTACTTGGCTGGATTCGCAGAGGCAAAAAGTGATTTCCCTGATGCCAATCCCCAATTATGGTATGACAGGGGGGATGAGGTGGCTGCTGATACGCAGTATTTATATACAAAGATGAACAGCATGGCAGTATCTCAGACCTCACTCGGCAGGGTATTCTCGGTGCTGACTACTTGGTCTGTAAACTGGATGGAGTTGATGACGAAGTGGGTTAGTCGCAGGCCATCGCAGGTTTATCTACGGTACACAAAGGAAACGGGCAGGACACCACCCAAGAAGAACTGGTCGCAGACATATAAATCCATTGTGATGTACATGATAATAGTAGGGCTTGGTTATGTGCTCAAAGAAAGAACTAGACTGAAGGCATGGGAGTATACGGGCATAACCTCCATAAGATATTTAGCTGATGTGGCTGGTGGTGACTTTCCTGGGTTGCAAGCTCCCGGCGCTATCGCAAGTATGATAGCTGGTTTTATAACTGATGATGAAAGAATGATGAAGTCTGGTTGGGCTAGTGCCAAGTCCACGTTTATCCCTGGTATAGCCAAGCAACTGGATTATGTTGCCTCTGGCGAGAGGGATTGGCTGACGCTACTCTTATATCTTGAGGGCAAAGATTATTACATCACGCAGTTAAAGACTAGATGGGAGAAGGGCTGGAAGGATTACGAAGCTATTACAGTTGCCAAGGAGCGGAGCGACTATAGGGAAAACAATCCACTAATCGAAGCCCAGATGTTTATTACAAGCAAGTTCACCACACTTTCCACAGAGGAAGCTAGGGCGGAAGTTCTCAGGATAATCGAGAAGAATAATCTGGATACCGAATTGATAGATGGTTATGAAAAGGTGTTTGGGGTTGATACTGATGAGAAGTTTGCTACCTTCAGGAAAACACTTGGGGAAGTGGAGCTTGACGATGAAGGTAATCAGAAGGTTAAGGATAATGGCGAACTAGATTACTTCACCACATCCAACTTTGCCTCGGAAGTCAACAAACTAGAGAAGGTTGTCGGCAGATACAAGATAGAGAAAGACGGCAATGCACTGGCGATAGAATATCTCAGGGCTAAGGACTTATTTGTTCAATACGAGAGTCTTACCGAGGATGATGCGAGAACCTTATACCGACAGCAGTTTCCCGATGTTGAGGCAAGTTTATATCTCTGGGGCAAGATTGGGTCATTCAAGAACCCCAAGAGTGCCGAGATTCTACTAGGTCTGATGGAGAAATATAAGATACCACCGGAGTCGGTGCCCGCTTTTCTTGATAATCCAGAGAAGTATGATGAATTATTTACCCAGAAGTTCGAGTTACAGAAGAAGTCGTTTGACCTGGATACCCAGTATGAGAACTACGGTAATGAGGAATCGCCGCTCTACATTGAGGACGAGGAGTTACGCAAAGAAGCAAGAGCTAAACTAAAAGAGGATAATCCTAATTGGGTAGCTGACTTAAGAAGGATAGAGGCTATTGACCATGGTGCCATACCAGAGATTATAGAGAGTTGGTCTGAACGGGGCAAAGCCATTGATGAGTTCGGGGCGGGTAGCTCTGAGGCCAAGGTCTGGCTTGTTGATAACAAGGATGTATGGGACTGGGCATTGGAGCAGGAGATATTGACAGACGATGGCAGTGATTGGAATGTCCCTGTCCTGAGAATCAATGTGGAAATGGCGACTCTGGTAGAGGATTCCGCACAATACAATCTCCTAAAACGCAAAAAGGAAGCCTACACTGAGGGTTTTGCTGAAACCGAAATAGATAATTATGTGGCTTACTATGAATTACCAGTTGAAGGATACCGACAAGAACGATTTTTAATCGAGAACCCTGTCTTTGGGAAGGCAATGCAAGAGCTCAAGGGAATTGATATTCCTAAGAAAGTTCCATCCGAGCAATACGATATTCTATTAGAAAAAGAAGATAAGACTCCTGAAGATGAACGTAGGATGGAGGCTTATAAGACATACTTCCCTGAAGAGTATATTGACGCCTATGTGGACTGGTATGAGAATCCCAGAAAAGACTACGAAGATGACTGGTTCCTTCAGGAGAATAAAGAATTCTATAGAGCCATGGTATCAGAGGGTATTTTGCAGAAGCGAGACTTTAGTAAGGTTCCAACTAGGAAAGTTTATGAGCACTACTTAATTTACACTGGACTCCCACTAGGTCAAACCAGGTTAGATTATCGGGCACAGAATCCTGACCTTGAGGAATGGCTTGTAGAGGTTAAGAGATACACACCACTAGAAGGTAGGGGCGATGTGGGAGCTGATATATCACGCTTTGAACAACTATCAGAGGATATAGCTGAAAGTTTAGAGCGGATAAAAGCACTCGGAGAATAAGGCTGTACTACCCATTGTGGTATTTATATAGCAGAATACAATATATAGGAGGAAAACTGAATCATGGACGGAACTGAAGAACGCGAGAACTCTTCTCAAGGTGGGGACTCTCCTGGCGAACAGAAGGGAACTTCAGAAACACCCCAAACTTTTACCAAGGACTCAGAGGCAAAGGCGGTACTGGATGCCCTGTCTACTGCTGGTAGGGATGCCAAAACTATTAAGGACAAGACTGCTGAGGCAGAACGAATCCTCACTGATGCTAAGAAGCTAAGTGACGGCACTAAGGTAGAGCGAGAACAGTGGCAGAAGGACAGAGATGAGGCAGAGCGTGAAGCTGTCCGCGATGACCATGAAGCTCTGAAATCGCTTACAGAAAGACAGAGGCAGAGGAATGAGGCAACCAAACTTGCCAAAGAGAGATCTGAACTGGACACTGAGAAGGCAAAGCATCAAGAAAGTATCACTGCTGACAAGGAGCAAATAAGGGTTTTTAACAGAACCCAACTTGCTGCCGAGATAGCTGTGTCTAAAGGTGTTAATGTAGACACTATTCTCAATCTCGCCAAGGATGACTCTCGTGAAGCAATGGAGGCTGTAGCCAATGTCCTATCAAAGACGCCAGAGAAACCGCCCTTGAAATCTGACGATGGTACAACTCTTGGGGGTGGCGCATCATTTGAGCAGATTAGGGATGCGATGATTAAGCACCCTAGTAATGATGCCATTATGAAGCGCTATATCGAAGCAAAAGCTGAGAGAGACAAAAATAGATAGGAGGAAATAAGATGGCTATAACGACTGATACAGTCTTAGCCGACACTGTTCCTACCGTCCTGGAGAAAGCCAGGTTTACCCAGCGATTCAAAGCTGTTATGGCTTCACTATGCTGGAATATCCGGAAGGAACTCCATGACGGAAAGAACGTAAATGTGCCCTACTTTGGCACAGTCGTGGCTTCTTCACTAACTGAAGGCGTGGACATGGCCGATTCTGAGGATATGGAAGACACCTTAGTTACCATTACCCCTGCAGAAGTTGGCTGTAAAATAATCCTGACCGACAAGTTAGTGAGGGACAACAACGAGGACATCAAGGGAGCCGCAGGTCGTATTCTCGGTGAGGCTATGGAGTATAAGAGAGATGTCGACTTACTAGGTCAACTTGATGATGCCACAACCTCACTTGGTAGCACTAGCACAACTGGAACGATGGGAGCTATTGCTGCTGCCCGGGCACTTCTAAGTGGTAATGCTGTTTCTGCTGGTGGGCCAGCACCAATGCCCTATGCCTTTGTGCATCATCCCTTCGCACTACTTGACCTTGTTGATGTGCTAACCCCGGTTCAAACACTATCATGGTATCCGCAAGCCACTCAGGTGCCCTCACTTGCTGATGAGGTTTTACGCAACTACACCATGGGGAAATTGTTTGGGATGCCAGTTATAGAAGACGGCAATTTAGACATCTCAACCAGCAGCTCTGGCAAGGGTGGTGTATTCGCTACTGGTGAAGGGGGAGCTTTAATACTTGCCACTGCCGATGAATGGTCGATTGAGCCTGAGCGTGATGCTTCCCTGCGAGCTACTGAACTTAATGTCGTAGGTGAGTATGGCGTGGGCGAATATCTGGCAGGCTGGATGGTGGAGATTCTTTGGGATGCGACAACCCCCGCATGAGTTGTAGGGGTTAGGATATTGACATTATCACTCCGATATGCTATACTGAAATAAAAGGAGGTATAGCAATGAGGAGAAACCTGAAATGCAAAAACTGTGGAGCTGAATTTGAGAGTACACGAAGCGATGCTAAGTGGTGTGGTGAATGTAGAAAAAGACGGATGCGAGAAGGGTTATCCACTATTTGCCCTGATTGCGGAAATACCAAATATACTACATCACACCGATGCCAGTCCTGTGAAAACAAGCATCGTGCCCAAAAGGGCGAGAGGTCTTGGAACTGGAAAGGCGGTAGAGGCAAACATAAAGGGGGCTATGTCATTATTCTCAAGCCTCAAGGATATGAAAACCTTAAACACCGTTATGTCTTTGAGCATCGAGTCATCTGGGAAAAAGCGAATGGCAAGTTACCTGAAGGTTATGTCATACATCACCTTAATGGTATCAAGGATGATAACCGCCTTGAGAACCTTGTTCCTCTTCCCCGTTCAGCACATTCAGGGTCAACAGTACTCAATGTCTTCAAATCTCGCATCCGAGAACTGGAGTCGCAAATCAGGGCGCTTCAGTCAACCACACCTGCTTGATAAAAGAAGGAAAAAGGAGGAAATAAAATGAGTTTTCCAGTTACAGGAAGAGCAACCTTTGAGGGTTTATATGCTGCCCCAACTGTCACAGCCACTGCCACAATAGGTGAGGTGAGAGAAGATGAAATGGGCGGAAGGTGGAGATACTGCAAGGCTGGTGCCGCCATAGCTCAACCATTACTTGGTATGGGAGCTTTTGCTACGTATACATCGGTCACACCAGCCATAACTGCCGTTGGGTTACTTACTATGGCTTACACTGGTTCAGGTGACGCATCTTGTACTGTTGACCAGTATGCCAATGGCACAATCATCATCGGTGCTGCTGCGGCTAATAGGCGCATCTATCATATCAAGGGGAATATTGTAAGCGCCGATACGACTGGGACACTAACTTTTTATCACCCAGTACGATACGCAATGGCAGGAACAGAATGGGCTACAATAAACCCCTGCCCCTATGCGGATGTACGACCAATGGCTTCAGATGGGTATAGGAGTGTAGTCTGTTTCCCGTTACAACCAGTCACTAGCGGGTACTACTTCTGGGCTAAGACCAGAGGTTTGTGCTTTGGTACGGTGGCAAGCACTACTCCTGGTGCTGCTGCCGATGATAGGGCACTCGCCTTCAATAGGGATGGTGCACTTATCATGGTTGATGAGGCTTGGGGTAAATCAACACCGAACTCCATGCAATACGCCGGTTACTTGGTTGAAAAAACTGCTTCAGGTGATGGCGACCAAAGTTTCATGCTCCAACTAGAATGAGCAAAAGGCTTTTGGGGGCAAGCCTAAAGGTAGAAATACCAGCCCCCGCTAGAAAGAGAGGTGTCTATGAAAGTAACTCCAGCTATCGAGGCTGCTGGGTATGGTAGGAGTGGTGATATCGGGGGACTTCCCAGACAGACCTACTACACACCAGATGGTAGAACTATTAGGGCTATACCTTCTTTAAGAGAGTATGTCAGGAAAAAGGATGGCAAGGTTGTAGAGACAGGCACCAGGGATGCCAACTTTGATAAGGGATGGCTACCGGTGATGCCTACTGACCTCAAGCCTCACTGTCCTCATTGTGGGGAATGGCACGATAATCAGGAGGAAGTTGATGCCTGTGCTCTTGAGATAAAGAAACGAACTGCATGGGGAGTTAGGCTGGCAAAGAAGGTCAGAAAGCAAGAGTCCGATGATATAACCAGCTTGAAGGAAGAGGTAGCCGAACTAAAAGAGATGCTTGAGAAGGCATTGGAGGTGAAGAGTGAAAAAACTTAAAAGATGGTGTCATAAATGTCTATCTTATGCTTGGAGCATTGATAATATATGCCTCAAGTGTGGAAGGGATAGAGGCTAATGGGTAAGAAGCCGATGTTTATGTATTGTGTTCTTTGCTCAAAGACCATTTTTTATCCCTTGGCTCATTGGTTAACGGGGACAAATATGTGTCTTAGGTGCAATGCCCTCTTAGGTAAATTGCCTAGACCAATCGAGCGGATAAAAAGGAAAGCCTTGGCTGTATACTATTTTTTCATACATGATTGGTATGTGGAAAAGGGATTTGCTCCTTATAACCTTAATGAGGCCCCCACGGTTGTTTTGCTTTGTCGTCACTGCCCTGCCACAAAGGTGGTTGGGATAGATAAAGTTGGGGAAAACGAAAAGGAAGCCATAAAAGCGATTGTGGATTTATGCCAGATAAGAAATGTATTAAGGGGGAAAACATATTATGGGTAAATTTCAATTTGAGAGGGATGCTGATTTTAGAGGGTATTGGATTGAAGGACTAGTTGCTTTTACTGCTATGCTTCGTAAACAAGAGCTACAGCCCTCGGAATACCAAAAAGAGATATTCATACCAGATACCCTTTTGAGAGAATTAGGCTGGACAAAGGAGGTGCGAGTTGGGTAAATTTTTTAATCAGGTCATAATGCCTATGGGGAAAATCCCACTGGGCAAAATTAGGCGCAAGGATTCCTTGGAAGAATTGCGAACAAAGTTTAATGAGAAACAGGTCGAAACCAAACAAGCGCCACTTTATGTAAGCGATAAGGACAGAGCGAATGGCAAATCTATACATAGCACGGAGGGCGCCGAGACGGGGATTGCTCCTTCCACAGGGATTCAACAAAGCCAACCCCGCACTGATATTTCCACTAGACGGAGTGGACAGAAGCGAGTTAGACGAATTAGCAAGAGCGTTGTTGCAGAAACAAGGCATCACAAATGAAGCTGATGTTCAGGCTGTAATTGAAAGTGCCGAAGCTGATTATGAGACGAGGCTAAAGGTTGGGGAAGCTCGCCGGGAGCTTCGTAGACTAATGGCTCTCAAAGCAGAGGGTGCAAAACTAATGCAAGTTGGCTTCCGTAAATGGAAGCAGGTTTTTGTTAGACCGATAAAAGGGAGGTGAATTTATGAATTACCCACCGTATCCTGTAAGAATGGACCCCATGTGGAGGACTATATCCTTTGAACAGATTACAGATATTAGTTCTGCTACTGGGCTCACCGATGGCAAATATAACGCAGCAGGTGTCCTCTATGCTCAGATTCAGGTTACAACCAGTGATATGCGTTACCGAACAGATGGAACCGACCCAACCAGCGCCATTGGTCCTTACACAGCAACGAATGGCATAATAGAGGTTTGGGGGCAGGATGATATGGCTGCCTTTCGTGCCATAGATTCAGCTGGAAGTTCAAAATTAGAAGTAACATACTTCGGACCATAATAAGGAGGTAATAGAACGATGGGAGTAAAAATAATTAGTGGGGGAGCACCATCCCCAGCCGCCCAGATTTCACCACTACCCGTACAAGTTACAGGTGGGAATATAAATGTTCTTGAGGGAGCACCAGTCGCAGCTGTCTGGGCTGGGCCTAAGGGCTACTACGAAGTCAATGACAGACAGGTAACTACAACTAACCCAGGCACAACCTTTGTAGACCTCTCAGGTGCAACTGCCTCTGACGCAGCTAAAGCTGCTGGGGAATGGAGTGTTGCTAATAGGACTGCTTTTCTAGCCGAGTTTCCAGATGCTCGACCTGGCCTGTTGTACGGAATCATCTATGTTGCTTGGGGAAATTCCTATGGAACTATAGAAGATATGTATAATTTCGATACAACTTCTACTAGGTCATACCGTGATAGACAGAGTTGGGCATACACTAGCGGCTCATTCTCGCTTGGCAAGTTATTTGAGCCAAAGACAAGTTCTGGTGGGATGTGGCAGATTACCTTTCCCAAGCCAGTACCATTCCACATGGGACTCCGAGTATCTTACGATAATGGGGTTGCTAGATACTACTTCTGTTATAGTTTAGACCCATCATTTGCTTAAAAATAAAATAAGAACGAAACATACTTATCCGAGGGATTAAGACTTACTGCTTCCAGCGAAAGGGGGATTTTTCCTTGCTTAATCTAATTACGCTATAAAAGTCTTCTTGGTCATGGCAGTACACCAAAATTGCGTCTGACTGCCAATCTAGGGTTTTGAGAAATTGAATGAACGCATCAATATCCATATTATTAAACCCACCCATTAAAATTGCGGGGGACATACACTTCTCACCTCCCCCACTACAGCAATCTATCTCAACAACGGCGTTATGATTTTGCCCTTTGAGATAGTTGTTTATTTCCTCTAAATGGTTATTTGCAAATAGTGATAGAATTATTGTACTTGTCACACTACTCATTACTTCACCCCCTTTAATGAGGATTATAACACAGTAACCGAAAAAAAATCAAGGAGGAATAAAATGGATGCAACTAAAGTACAGGGACTTTTAGACCTTATAGAGAAGGCTTCAGTCCCGCCACCCAACACAGACCAAGACCAAACAAGATACGATGAGATTGTTGCCAGGAATGAGGCAATAATAGCCAAGGCTGAGGTGGAAATAGACGCAGAACTGGCGGTGTAATATGCCACATCCACACAAGAAGAGAAAGCGTAGGGGGAGGAAGTGATGCCTGCTAAAACCAAAGAACAAAAAACCGCCGCATGTATGGCTCTTGCTATGAAGAGGGGAGACCTTAAAAAAACACCAGGTACTCCAGCTGGTGATATGGCAGAGTCAATGACTGAGGAGCAATTAGTTGAACTTTGTGGAAGTAAGGTGAAAAAGGGAGGTTGATATGGCAAGGAAAATAAAGAACCCGATTGAGGTAAGGGCGGTAGTCCTCTATGACAATGATGGATTGCATATTCAGTCAGCCCTGATTCGCTATACCTTATCCTGTGAGCACAATGTAAATGAGAGGAAGGAGATGGAGGTTCTCCAGAATCCCGAGATTCAGAATTGTGTTAAGGACTTTGTTGAAGAGGGACTGAAACAGGCAGACATTCACGAAGGGATAGCCGGGGCAGATTCCTTACTAGAATATCCAGTAGCATAGGGAGGTAGATGATGCCTAAAACATTTGATACTTTGATCAATGAAGTACAGTCACCACAGATAGGTGAAATCAGAAGGGGCGATAAAATTGGTAGAGTCTCTTCAGTATTATCGAACTTTATTTGGGCTGCCTGCATTGATTGCGGAAAGGAGCGTTGGGTTAGATACATTCGTAAAGCACCAGAATTTCAGAGATGCTTGGCGTGTAGCAAGGTCGGAAACAAAAATAATTGGCAAGGTGGGCGAACGTATTTTGATGGTTATATAATGATTCATACCCCAAACCATTATCGTGCTAATTCTAGGAGCTATGTCTTTGAGCATATTCTGGTCTGGGAAAGAGTACACAATAGGAAGCTGCCTACAGGATGGGTTATCCACCACCTGAATGGTATAAAAGATGACAATCGTCCTGAGAATTTAGTTGCTCTGAAGAGGGGGGAACATACTCACCTAGAAAAACCTTTCAAGGAGAGGATTCGTACACTTGAAATGAAAGTAGAACTTCTTGAAAAGGCATTAGACGCAAACCAGTTAATATATAAACTGGAGGAAAATTAAATGGCTAAAACGTTTGCCGCGCTGGTGAATGAAATTCAAAGTGACCTTGGTGATGACACCACTACCTATACCGATGCAAAAGTGACCATCCAATTAGAGAAAGCCCTCAAGAAGGTTTCTGAGCATCTGCCGTATGTGCGGAAGGTTTCCTATTTTATTGAGTCAAGGACTGGGACAGCAACCACTGATACAGCCGATGCCCTTGTTGATACTACGGAAAACCAATTCCTTACCACTGATGCAGACAAGGTGATTCACAATACGCAAAATAATACTTGGGCCGTTGTTTCCGATGCCCAGTATGCCGTGAGTGACGATAAACTTGTTCTTAGCAAGGACATAATGGTTGATGGTGATGAAAAATACGAGATGTATAATGAGGGTTGTACTTCTAAATACCAGATAAACATTGAGGATGTTACTGATTGGGTAGGGTCTGCAAAGCATGGAATTATTGCTGTAGAGTATCCTATCGGCACAAAAAGGAACTTCATCATTGATGGGGATATTTTAACTATACTTGTTGACTCAGTATCAGACAGCAAAGTAGCAGACCCAGCAACAGATACGGAAGTTCTGGTATGGTTTGAGACACGACAAAGAGTTTCCCAACTTGTAGATTTGGCAGGAACGGTAAACGGCACAGTTTTAGCAGGGGCTACGACTTTCACAATCGCTGCTGTGGGGAGTGGCAGCGAGGTAATAGCAGAGGACACACTATTCACATTTTATCTTTTTACTGTCAGGGGAACTTATAAGATAAAGTATGACCTCACCTTATCTGGTGGTGGGGGTACAATAGTTTTCTGGCCAGGGCTTGAGAGTGCACCTGCTAATGGTGCTATCGTAGTCTTTATCGGCTCTACGCTGAATAGCGTGCAGGAAAGGTTGGTTGTTGAATTGGCAGCTGCTTATTGTGGATTAGCCCTACAGGCTGACGCTATATCAAAAGGTGGGCAAGCTGTCTATAACCGGTATTTAGAGAAAAGAGAAAAGGCTATAGCAGAATTGAGAAGCCTCCAGAAGCCGAGAACTAAACATTCCTATCCGAGGGATTAAGTATGAGGTCATTATCAGATACTTTAACTTCTATGCAGAAAGCTTCTGGGCCGGCTCTATGCAAAATTGTTCTAACTCAGCAGGGTGATTCAACCACCCACACCTATGACCTCGGCACTACAAACAGGATTATGGGTCTAAGCCATCCAGAGCAAGAATGGGGGCAGACAGCACAAGTCTTGATAGATAACCGTGATGCTAACCTGTCGGCCTTGACCCTGGAGGGATATACTGCTGTTATCAGCTATGGGTATAACACAAGCTCAGGTGAGGAGTATTCTGCTACCGCACCGCTTACTGTTATTTCTCAGGTGAACGATACGATATTTAGACCGAATGGGGACTTGCTAACAACCTTCGGGCTGGCTGGGCTTTTCAACCTGTGGGGTGAGCAGGAAGCCTCAGAAGCCTATGCCCCTGATAGAATAAATACCGACACGGTTAAGACTATTCTTGACGCGATAGCAGGGGCTACTTTGACCGCCTTCAGCGATTACCCGGCGCATACTATAACCTACGATAGTGGGTATGACGACAGTATTATCAACGCTTTCAAGCCAAAGGATGCGTTCTTTGTAGCAAAGGGTGAGAGCAGGCTATCAGCCTTCAAGAAGGTATTAGCTTATACCAAGACTAAAGCTAGGGTAGAGAATGACTCAGGCACAGCCACAATCCATATCTTCCAGCCGACAACAACAGGCTCTACTTATGATTATGAATATGACGATGCTCAAGCGCTGACCAACCACAACTTCTTTAACAAGAGTGTCAGGACAAGGCTGGTGCTACCCAATAAGGTAGTAGTCAAGAACCACCCGGACCATGAGGACTCATTCACGGGCAACGATACAGATGCTGCTTCTTATGCTGCGTTGGGCAATCAATATTACACTGAGACAATATATGCTAGGACAGCCAGTAATGCCGAGTGCACAAGGCTTGCCGAGGCAAGGATACTGACACACCAGCTTAATGCCGAGAAGGGACACGGCATAGCTCCGATGAATGTGGGGCAGGAAGTCATAGATTATATAAATATTACCGACTCGGCAGCAGGTGATAGCAGGGCTGGTAATATAGGGTTCTTACAGAGGAATTACAGCCAGGGCTCTGCCTTTGAGTTTGAGTTCAGGTTCGGTAGGCTTCTAACGACAGGGCTGGCGGGAACTCTCCCACCAAGAGGAACAGCCGTTGACTCGCCAGAATTAAGCGCAATGTGGGACTATCTGGAAGGGCTTAACGATAACCAGCAGTTAATAGTTAGCGCATTAGAGTCACTATTTGACAGGACAGAATTCACCCACTTATCAGTAACAGAGGAAATGGAGATACCACAGGGGGCGAATAAATTTACGTGATAGAGGTATTAAATGGCTATACTTATTGCTCCTGTGGCTACTTCAAGCCGAGAACTAAGACGCTTTGACCCTACTTGGGCAGAGGCTTGGACTGCCGCTTCCGCTAGTTTGCTACGGAGCACTAGCTTAATTCTATGTGGAACCCAAACCTCAAATTCAAGCCAATATATAATTTATAGATTAGCCCTCCCATTTAATACATCATCCCTTCCTGCCGATGCTGTTATTTCATCAGCTATACTACGCTTATCTGTTAATACTTTTGTTAATCAGAGTCAAGACGAAGGTGGGGAGATAGAACCCTTTACTTTTTCAATTAGTAATGGACAACCTACTTACCCACGTATACCTGTTGTTTTGGGGGATTACGATAAGGAGCTTTATAGTGGGAATGGTGGCGAGGTGCTTGCTGCTAGTGGTCTTCTTTATATGACGCTAAATAGCACTGGGAGAAGTTGGATAAATATAGGAGGGACTACCAAGTTTTTTCTACGAAGTAGTAGGGATATAGAAAATACTCCCAGCTACAGGGAGGGCAGCAGTGGCGTAATAGCGGATTTGTGTAGCATTATGAAGACTCTCTCTCTCACCCGATTGATAATTACTTATATCGCTTTAATAGTAACGTCTCAAGAGTGCACAGACACAATTGCAGAACAGTCTACTGGACACGGCACCATAACTGATTTGGGCAGTAGCAATGTTACGCAACATGGACACGTTTGGTCTACCTCTTCGGGTCCTACTACTGCTGATAGTAAGACTGAGAATGGGGCAAAGCCCAACCTCGGACAGTTCAGGTCAAATATAACAGGGCTAATTCCCTCCACTACCTATTACGTAAAGGCTTATGCCACTAATACTGAGGGCACAGCCTATGGCGGTGAGGTTGAGATTACAACGCTTGGCACAATAGGTAGAAGGCACTGGTGGATAGAAAAAGATTGCCTACACTACTTTGACCAGTTCGGTGTGGAAAGGAAGATAGAGGGGACTACCGTTACCGGGTATGTCCCAGTTTGGATGCTTTTCAGGTAAAAGGAGATTTGAATGGCTACCCCGACAGTAACAACCCAAGAGTGTACGAGCACAATAGCGGAAGCATCAGTGGGTCATGGTAATTTAACTTCGCTCGGTGATTCTGCTGTCTCCCAGCACGGACACTGTTGGGATACTTCTACTGACCCCACTACTTCTAATAGTAAAACATCAAAAGGAGTTGCACCTAATCTTGGGCAGTTCAAGTCGTTAATAACTGGATTAACTCCAAGCACACTTTACTATGTGCGCGCCTATGCAACTAATAGTTCTGGTACAGTCTATGGTTCTAATGTCACAATCACGACAACTGGGACGATTGGCAGAAGGCATGTCTGGACAGAGGGCACTGCCTTTCATTACTTTGACCAATATGGGGTGGAGAGAAAATTTGAGGGAACTACCGTTACTGGGTATATTCCTTATTGGATGCTCTTTCGGTAAAGGAGGTCTTAATGACTGTAGATATAAAGTCACTGGCAGATGGGCAACTAGCAGCATCTAAGGCAACTCTGTATACTGCTCCGGCAGCGACACAGGCTGTCGCAAACTCTATTTCTCTGGTCAATACCGATAGTAGCGCGAGAACAGTCAACCTTTATTTCAAGGCCAGTGGTGGGACTTCTCGTAGAATCATACCAAAGGACTTGAGTTTGGCAGTAGGGGCAGAGTTCACCCTTAATAGAAGTATATCACTAGAAGCTGCCGATATTTTAGAGGGCGATGCCAGTGCTGCGAATGTAGTCGATTTTGTCATCTCAGGAGTTGAAAACGCATGACCTGGGAAATTAGGAATACATCTGGGGTAATAATTGACTGGGATAAATACCACGTTGTCACACATGATGAGGGTGGCGTTGACCCCTTGACAACCGTTGTTTTCAAGTCTCTATTTGATGCCCAGACGGTTCTACATGCCACTTCCGATGATACCCCTGTTGCCTTAACTGTTACTGAGCAAACTTTAGTAGGGCGACTTACTGGCGAGAATATCTCTGCTGTCGCCATTGGGATTGCAAATGATAACATCTTACAGGTAGACCATGCCTCACCCGCAGATGATGATTATGCTAAGTTTACTGCCGCTGGTTTAGAGGGTAGAAGCTACCAAGAGCTAGTCAATGATATTAGCGGTGTAATTAAGGCTACCGATGTAGAAGTCTCTGAACTTTCCACCGCCACCTACGATGATGTTCAGGACTATATCAATTTTCAGGGTGATAGAACGCTTTTTACGGGTGGGGGTTTTACGGACAACGGGGACGGAACAGTTGCCGTTGCTGCTGGGACTGGTTGGTGTAAGGAAACTGACTCGGATACCGCCGTTGGTAGGTTTTTTGACTTCTCGGCGGATAATAGTGTGTCGCTAACAGACCAAGTTACTAACTATCTCTATGTAGATTATAACGCAGGGACCCCGCAGATTGTAGTCGCCACATCACGCCTTACCTTCGGCTTCCAGCAAGACCACATTCCCATCGGCTGTATATTCAGAGACGGAACGGCCTTACACCCACACCCGTTTGCCCGCCTCGGCATACAGGGAATCAATCGGGCACACATGCACCACATTGAGGAAGCAGATGGGCATCGGGCTAGTGGGATTGTCACGACTGGCACGGGGACTCGCAACTTAGATGTAACGGCTGGCGTACTATATGTAGGCTTAGACAGAACTACCACATCCCCCTTCACTACGCCCAATTCTGGAACAGCCGATGCTACCGAGGCTAATAAACTACACGATGCCGATGGTGGATTTGCCTCTACCGATGTAGGCAAGCAAGTCCACAACACTACAGACGATACTTATGCAAATGTAACTGCCTTTGTGAATAGTGGGGAACTAACCCTTGATGGAGATATATTCGTAAGCGGGGAGAACTACGACCTAGATATATTCTCTTATTGGTACACTTCCGACGGTGGTTCTACGTGGACTGATGTACCAGGCGCTACCGCTATCAGCAATACACAGTACAATAATATAGCCAGTGGATTGGCGAGTCTGACATCAAACAAGTATGGTGTCCATTGGGTATATATGGACTTTGACGGGGGTCACCTACATATAGTTTATGGGCAAGGAAATTACACCGCCAATCAAGCTGAGACCGCCGCCGTACCCAGCATCTTGCCCAACCTAGTAACCAATTACTGTGTTCTCCTAGCCAAGATTATCAACCAAGAGGGAACTAATACATTAACGATAACATATCCTTGGACTTCTACATTCACATCTTCACTCGCTACTGACCACGGCTCACTAGCAGGATTAAGCGATGCTGACCATACTCAATATCCCCTCAAAACCCTGTGGGATGCTAACACAATCCTCAAGGCTGATATTGATAACACCCCGGAAGCACTAACCGTAGCCGAACAGAGAATAGTAGGCAGGATTACTTCTGGAGAGATTACCGGTCTTACCGCGGCAGAGGTAGCCACCTTGGTAGAAGGCTCAGTAGACCACGGTAGTGTTGCGGGACTGGGGGATGACGACCATACACAGTATTTCCTATTAGCAGGTGAAGCTACAGATGCTAAACTATATTCTGGCGCTGATTTCTATTTATACTCTGATGCTGGTTCTACGGTAAAAGCACATATAGACGGAGCTACGGGGCATATCGGTCTAGGCGGTAGTTTAGCCAGTGCAGCTTACGCTATCTATACCAATGAGATAATAAATATAGATGACGACGAGGACAGATATGGGATGTGGATGGAGCAATCCGCCTATAAAACAAGTGCTGCCTATATTGCTCAACATATAGGTGGGGTTTTTGTCGCACAACTCAGTAATAGTAATACCCAAAACTGGACTAATCAACTTGGTTTGGTTGGCATTTTTGCTCAAGCCCAAATTCTCAGTGGTACCGCAGCAGTAAAGACCATCACAGGCATTGCTGGCGTTTATGTTGCCAAGGGTCTTCCGTCTGCAGCCAACGACCCTGTAGTAACCAACTCTTATGGGGTTTATATAGGGGCACAAGCACTAGTCCCTAACAGTAAACTAACCAACGATTATGGTATCTATATTGGGAACCAAGCGGGTGGGGCTACATTAAACTATGCTATCTATACTGCTGGGGGTTCAGTTTATCATGTTGGAGACCTTACCGCAGCTAATATAATTACAGCAGGAAATGTGGATGGGATAGATGTTTCGGCTCATGATGTAGCCACAACGGGGGTTCATGGAGCGGGGGGTAATACAATATTATACTCCAACCATACTGGTGATGTGGATGCCCATGTTGTTGGTGCAACTGCTGGTCAGTTACTGGTTGCTACCGCAGCCACTACGGCAGTGTGGCAGAATACGGGAGTAACCCTAACATCTCCTACAATCAATGGAACAATAGCTACTACGGGATTGACTATGCCAGCGATTACTCTTGGCGGAGCAGTAGCAGGTGGAGACCAAGCCTTTACAGGTGTAGGGGATATGACCTTTACGGCTGGTAGTATTCTTAAATCAGGTGGCTCTAATGGGAATACATTATTACTAGCAGCCAATGATACCACCTTTATAACCCTCACTACGGGTACTACTGATGCCTGCACTCTAAACACAGTCACGATGCAAGGCACTTGGAAGAAGACTGGAACGGTTGCTTTCCCAGAAATCATTATTGGTAGTTGGGTTATAGGGACTGACATTACCGCTAGGGATACTAGGACATTCAGTTGTTTGCAGGCTGATGGCCCTTACTATATTGACTTTACTGCCAGACTTGATGGCACGGGTGCAGTTGAAGTGGCTAGAATGCAAAGCGTGGCGGCTGCTGGAGATGCTTTCTGGAGTATGGGGGCTGCCCAGCAAAACTTATTCTACACCAGTGGTCTGGTAACTCTTGGTGGTGCGGTAACACTTGGTAGCACAATAGCTTTGGGGGGCAAGCTAACTGGTGGAGCCAATGAGATAGAAGGTTCTAACTTTGACATCAATGGCGGAGATATAACGGGAACTACTTGGCAAACATACACCTTTACGCTCACTGGGAATTTAATCAGGTCTGGTGCTCACGCACTGACATTAACAACTTTGGGAACTACTGATGTTACATTCCCCACAAGTGGAACTTTAGCAACACAAACTTATGCGGACAACGCAGTATCTACTCACACAACTGACCCCAACGCTCATCACACTCCCCCCGTGTCCTACCTTGGCTTAATTGAAGATAAGGTATTGGTAGGAGATACCAGCACAGTAACTTTCAGTAATATCCCCGCCGGCTATGCTTTTCTACAGCTTCAAGGCTATGACATTTACGGCAACTCTACCAGCTGGATAAACCTTCTTATGCGGTTCAACTCTGACACTGGCAATAACTATGACGCCTCTTGGGGAGAGTCAGGTGTCAATTCAACGTCGACAAACGCCCTAACCGGTATCCGTATTGCCAGGTTTTCTGACACGGATGCCTACCAAGCCCACAGCACCAATCAAATAAATATATTCAACCGCCCTACTCACGAAAAGGTTGCCTTCGGTACAACTAACACTTACTATAAGGGTGGTGGGAGCGTGGAAGATATCGTCTCTTACCGCTTAGAGGGGAAATGGCGGAATGTCGCAGATGAAATTGACACTATAACCCTCGTAACCTCGACTGGCCAAATAGTAGCCGGCACACGATTTATCCTGCTAGGTGTAAAGATATAGAGCCACCACGCTACCACGAAGCTCAGAAGCTAGCCATTGCTACCATAGCCAAGATAAACGGTGTAGCGTTAGCTGATATTACAAAGGTAAACGGAGTAGCTTAAGGAGGAACTATGGCAAACATTAAACTAACCAATGAGGAAGTATGGCTAATCAGTTCTACAAACACTAATGTGCAAAATGCCCAGCAGGAACTTCAACGACTGATGGCAGCTAGGGCAAGCCTAACTCAGTTATTGGAGAATAAGTACAATGCTGTATTTAATCCTAAGACTGGGCTATTAGAACCTAAGCCAAAGGACAAATCCAAGAAGGAGGAATAACATGAAAAAGAAGAAATGGTGGCAGTCAAAGACGCTATGGGCTAATGTAGTAGCTATTATAGCGGTGGTTATCAGTAGCCAAAGGGGTATCGAGTTAGATGCTGAAGCCCAGGCATTGATAGTCACATTGATATTCGGCGTTATGAATATCATCCTGCGTATCTATACCAAACAACCGGTGAAGTAATATGAAGGACCTGCTGATTAAGATTAGTCGGCTGATACTAGAGATGTTTGGCGAGGTGGTTGTCGATGAATATAAGCCCACTGTAGATATTCCATCACCTCGGGATATTGTGCCCAATGAGAATATCGCTTATAACAAGGCGAAGAAAACCATTACCATCAAGGGCATCAGGGGTGATATCTGGCTTACCACGGTATCTGACACGAACTCTATGGACCCAGTGATGGATTATGGCCACACCTGTATTCTAACAAGCGACTTCAACCACGAGGACTTGGTGATTGGCAGTGTGGTGGTCTACTGGAATGGGGAACGGGACATAATTCACCGCATTACTGATATCGGCGATGATGACGAAGGTAGATTTTATATACTCAAGGGTGACAACAACAGCCAGCCGGACAACTACATAGTAAGAGACTGGCATATCCATTGGCTACTTCTGGGCGTTATCTATTAGAAAAGCGAGGGTTACTATCATGGCTAATAACAATGAAAAGAACTGCCGAGGAAGACCATCTAAATGGCTGACCCTAAATATTTGACAACCTCCCAAAGTTCTGTTATTATGACATTGGAGGTAGCGAACCAATGCCATACAAAAACAGAGAAGACAGACTAGCACACGATAGACGATATAGCCGGGAGCACCCGGAATATGCAAAACTGCATAGAGCAGCCCATCTAGAAAGATATAAAGAATTAGCTCACTTGTGGTATAAGAGAAATAAGGAAAAAGTGATAGCCAACGTCAAAAAGCATTCCCAAGCGTACAGGGAGCGCAGAAACGAACTGAACCGCAAGCGGCGGCAAGCACTAAAAATAGAAGTTCTAACTCATTATAGTAATGGTAAATGTGCTTGCGTGCGGTGTGGATTTGATGATTTGATGGCACTAAGTATTGACCATATAGAGGGTGGGGGCGCGAAACATCGGCGGGAAATCAGGGGTTTAACGATTTATTACTGGCTGACCCTCCAGGGATTCCCCAGCGGATATCAGGTGTTGTGTATGAATTGCCAGTTTATTAAAAAATGGGGAGAGCGGAATGAAAAATGAGGGGACTGAACAAAAAAAAGGAAACCGAGGTGGTAGGCCACCTCGCTATCTCACAATAGTGGAATTTAACAAATTCCTCAACAACCACTTTGTGCATCTAAAAGTCGAGGTGCGGGTAGCCCTCATTATAAGCATAACTATCCTTGGTGTCTTGCTTACTAGGTCAAGCTGAGGCGCATCAAGGCTTAAATCTGAGGGTTTATATATAATACTGGTAGGAAACTATACGGGAGGGCTTTTTGCTCTCCCCTTTTTGTCGTTATAGAGGGGAAAGTATTTTTAAGAACCAGTGACAAACTCATTAAAAAGGGCTTGACAAACAAGGTAGGTAGGTATATACTTGCCATATGAGATGTAGAAAGTGCAGGTCAAGAAGGGTAGTGAAGGCGGGATTTCGCATAACTAAAGATGCTCACTTACAACGCTATCAATGTAAAAAGTGTGGTCATATATTTGTCGTAAAGGAAAAGTAAGATGCAATTACTTGAAGAGAGAAAACCTGCCCGAGTTAGACAAAAAGTATATCGACTTATTCAAAGAGGTGAGTTAGTTAGGGCATCTGTCTGTGAAGAGTGCCAAGCGGAAGCATATACATTACCGCATCATCCAGATTATGATAAACCATTAGAGATAAGATGGCTTTGCCCATCGTGTCATGCTAAATTAGATTGCCCAGCGCATAAGCCAAAGAAAAGAGGGCATTGTGCTGATGGCCGTGGAAATAGACCAAAGACAGAGAGAAATCAGAAGATTATGGAATACTGGGATAGGGGATATCGCCAGAACTCCATAGCAAAGATGTTCAAGATGAAGGTTTCGGCTGTTGGGATGGTAATCTTTAGAGAGAAGAAGGCGGGGAGGTAATGGGTATGTATACTAAGGAAGACTGGCATCAAGACAAACAGACAGGCTATACTATATTCTGTGGCAAAATTCAAGTGGCGACAGTAGCTTATGCCCCATTTTCTAGGGAGGTTAAATTTGCCAACGCCCAGCGAATAGTAGATTGCGTGAATGGATGCAGGGGCATAAACCCTGAGGTGGTAAGGGATTTATATGAGGCGTGTAAGGCGATATGGGAAGCGTATGGTAAATCCCGCCTAGATTATGGGGCAGAACTGTTGGCTGAAATATCAAAACTTGATACACTTTTGGCTAAAGCCAAGGAAAAGAAATGACCGAGTTGTATTATTGTGGATACCCTGCCACCGAGAAGTATATCAAGGCTGACTTAAGGGCTAGGGGGTTAACTAAAACACAGATTGAGTATTATCTGCTAGAGATTAGGTTCTGTTCCTCAGCTCGGCAGGCCCTAAAAGCCAAACAGATGGGAAAAGGAAATGACTAAACAACCTGTAATATTCGCTCGGTTTTTTGCGAAGCCGAAGTGTAAGCCTTGGGATATAGTAAAGGGGAGAAGGTTTAAGTGTTGCCATGGTTTAGGTGAGCATACTCTTTGGTGCCTTGAAGGTATGAGGGGCAAGACGATTATTATCCCCAAATTTAGCCAAATATCTGTGGGGGATTTAGTAAATGACTAAGCAAGGAGAGATAAAAATAATTATAACTTCTAGCAAAGAACTTCCGTGGGAGGGGTATTCCAAAGAGTCTCCTCTATTTAAGAAGGAGGCAATATGCCTAATAAATGGGCTATCAGCAATAGAACCATTGATAGAGGAGGTCAAAGATGGTACTAGAAGCTAGAGGCAAAGCCAAAGATGTCTTCCCTGCAGTTAAACGACTAACTGAGAAATATCCGACTAAGACCATAGGCGATTTCAAGACCTGCCAGCAGTGTGGCCACTCAGGGTTCAACGTAGAAACCGTATCAATCCATGTCGGTGGTCAGGGATATGTTGAGAGAGATTACTGCCAAGATATAAGGGCTTGTTTTGCGAGGAGGGATAATGAGAATCTTAAACGATAAAGAGATTTTCGGTAGCCCATACGAGGAAGCACTACAACCACCACCTTATGAAGACTGGGAATTACTAGGTCGGCATGTAAAGGTAATTCCTCCCCCAGATACGTCACGGCCAAGCAAAAAGGAAAGGCGAATTATAGAAGATAGACGGACTTCGAAGGGGATGATAGAACAGCGCCGGGGGAGTTGAAAGTGAATAAAAAACATCGGCTCCCCCTATGGAGGTAAGTGATGAGTGAAAAAGGGAATTGCCCAGAGCACGGAGAGTTTGTCTTGATGGATGGCTGCGCTCAGTGCCTTGCTGACCAGAAGGCGGAAAGGAAAGCACCTCCTCCCCCCCCACTACCCGGTGAGGGACCCGATGCCTGGATTGAAAAAGGGTTTCCACCACCCCCACCACCAATAACGGCAATCCAGACCATAGTGCCAGACCAGGATGCCGAGGTTTTGAATATCCACTCTGAAATCCTAAAGGCTCGGGACCGCGCCGTAACTATGAAGGTAGAGACTCACGAGGATGCCAATGCGGCTGTCACTGACCTCAGTTGTATCAAGGCTCTCAGGCAAAACTTGGAGGTAAAGCGCCGGAGTTTCATCGACCCGCACAGAGCCTATGTCAGTGAAGTCAATGAGGCTTTCAAGATTTTTGAGGCGCCTATCATCGAGGCCGATAAGTCGCTTCGGGGCAAGTGGACCACCTTCAAGCTCAAACAGGAAGCGATACGGCAAAATGCCCTGGAAGCAGTAGAAGCCCAACGAATAGCAGATGCCAAGGCCAAAGAGGTAAGGGAAGCAACTGGTGAGATAGTACCCAAGCAGACCGAGGCGCAGGTGGTTGTCCCAGATGCTTCAACCAGGACGCACACCGATATGGGGACTGCTGGAATGGTGATGATTAAGAAATGGGCAGTGGCAGACGAAAACAAAATACCTCGTAGCTATATGGAACCAAATACCAAGATGATTGGTAAGGTGATAAGAGCAGGTGGCGATATCCCTGGCATAAGAGTTTGGGACGAACCATCATCAAGAATAACGGCTAAAGGAGGAGAATAAGAAATGGAACCGGGCAAGAAGATTACAGATGAAATCAGAGAGAAACTGAGAGCACCTTTCCCACCAGAGGCTATCACAGACCACCCAACCAAGACATACCTGAGCACCATTAAGGCTGCCTATGTTATGGAACGGCTGAATGATGTCTTTGGGATATGTGGATGGGAGATAGAGCATGAGGTAGTAAGCGACACCGATGAGTATGTGACGGTCAAGGGGTGTATCCACTTAACAGAATTTAACCTGCGAACATCAGAGCAGTATGGCGGTCATGGGAAAACGGGAAAAAACACAGAACCCGCAGATGGCTATAAGTCTGCCGTTACCGATTTGATGTCCAAGTGTGCCTCTTATCTAGAGATAGGGATTGATGTCTTCAAGGGGCTGAAAGGAATCCAAAAGAAACAACAAGTAGGGAAGCCCGCGGCACCAATACCTCCTAAAGATAAATCTAGTTTGACTCAGAAAAGCGAAGCCCCCACTAACAGCAAGGTAGATGAGGTTCTCCAGTATATCGCTGACAAGATGAAGTTCAATAATACTGGCACTGCTAGGCAATGGCTGGAGAAAAGTATGAAGATAGCCACAGGGAGGATAGACAGCGAACCCGAAGCGGTGCTGAAAGAAGTAGCCGACCTTCAGGGTTGGAATCTTTAAGAGCTAACGCATCACTATTAGCGGGGATGAAAAACTGGGATGGAAACTTGACATTAGGGGGAGGGTGTGGTATAGTAAACTTACCTGAATTGAGAGGAGTTTCTTATGCCATATAAGGATAAGGTAAGGCAGAGAGAATGCAATCGCCAGTATAGCCTATCACACAAGAAAGAACGAGCTTTGTGGATGAAACTTTATAGGCAACGCCCCGAGGTGGTAATCAAAAGACGAGAATACCAAAGAAAATATTCGAGGCGGTATAGAGCTGCTCACCCAGAGATAACGGCAAAGAGGAGGAAGGAATTTAATCAAAGCCACCGCTCCCAAGTCAATGCCTATGTCCGGGCTAGAAAACGAAAACTCCGCCAAGAAGTGATTGCCCATTTTGGTAGCAAGTGTGTGCATTGCGGTTTTAGCGACTGGCGAGCACTTCAGATTGACCATATTAATGGAGGAGGAAGCGAGATATTCAAGACAAACTACTGTGTATCTACCTACTACAAAACTTTATTGAGGGAAACTCCTGGGGAAAATTTCCAACTTTTATGTGCGAATTGTAATCAGATAAAAAGGTATACAAACTATGAGGGGGTAGTGCGAGATTAGCACAGGCTTTCAAAGTTGGCTTTTCAGTATTCCCTGTCCGGAGTAGGACAACATACCCGCAAGAGGGTAGGACCGAAAAAGACAGGGGTGTTGTGGAGTAGTCGGGGCTGGTGGGGTTTTGGTATATGGCTTCATCTGCCCCGCAAGCAAACAGGAAGGAGAAGAAATATGAATTGGATGGCATTTGTAATCGGTCTTATCTTAATCGGCATAGGCATTGCTATCCCTTCGGTGGGGATAACCGATATCTTGCCTAATACGCAGTCAATCATAGCTTTCATGTCGCTCTTCGCTGGTGCTATTTGCTTGGCTCTGGCGGGTGGTAAGGAGTAAGGGGAATGAAAATAAAAATAGACGAAGCTATTAAAAGACTTACTACACTAACTGTGGGAATGGACCATTTTAAGGACCATCCTGACTCAAAAGCGGTTAAGCTAGGCATTGAAGCCCTGAAAGCCTGGAAAGAACACCGAGAACACCATCTTCCTCAATACCGATGGCTGTTACCAGGGGAGACAAAGGAGTAGCCAATGGATAATGAAGCAGTGCAACAAACATACAGCTTGAACTGTGTTGAGTGCGGGGAAGTATACCAAAGCCCTGATGGTTTTCCCGAACCACAATTATGCCCTCAGTGTCTTGAGCCAAAGCCCTCAGAGGATGGGTTGCTGACGAACAAAGAAAGGGTAACTATTGGAACGAGGGGAGGCACTAGCTTCTATGCTTGGGGAAATGAGGAGATTACTACCCTCCTTGAAGCCCAGCGAGACCTGACCACCTCTATCAAAGACCCTCATATCAAGCAGCTAAAAATGTGCATTGGTGATTTGAAGCGACAATTAAGGGAGCTGGAGCAAGAGTGCCAGCAGGGAGTGGACGGGATAAAGAGGGGGATAGAGGAGCTACTCGTTGGACATCCTATGTCTCTTACTTTCTGGCTTGAATGGCAAGATTTCTGGAAGGTTGAACTAGAGAGATAAGTAGAATCGCAATTTTAGAGGAGTAGCCAATGGGAGCAAGCCAAGATATAGCTAAGGCACTGTTAAAATTATACCCTGATAAGTGCAAAATTGTTGAGATAAAGCTGCTTCATACCAAGGTGACCAGGAAATTTATAATGGGGATTGAGGAAGCTCACCATAGAGCAGCTAAAAGTAAATTGCGTTTCAAGGAGGTGAAGCTATGACACTAAAGGAGTTGAAAGAGAAGGCACGGCTGACTAATGAGGAGATTACCACCCTCCAGTTAGATGTTACAACTCCTAACAGGGCTTTCAATGCTATGGAACGATTAAAGAAAGCCCAGCTAGACAAAGCCTATGGGGAAACCCTCATCCAGTTCTGTGACAATGAACACATATACAAAGTAACAGACTTAACCGCCATCCCCATGAAATACCTTAAATACTTCAAGCCAGTAGCAAAGGTGTTTGGGTCTGTTAAAAAGGTGCTGGGGTGAAGTGTGGCAAGCCACTCAAGAAAACCCTGCTCAAGCGAGGCAAGGGGATAAATCCTATAAGCCCGGAGCAGAAGCAGATTAACATAGAGTGGGATGCCCTTGTCGGGTATCTTGCCGAGAATCGGGCTGATTGGGAATGTGAGATACCTTGCGGTGGCCGGTATAACCTTCAGGGACACCATATTATTAAGCGCTCCCAAGGTGGGCTCCACAACGCTGGCAACTGTCTCATTGCTTGCCATGACTGCCACCGCCATGATAAGTGGGGACCAGGCATCCCAATACCTGCAGAGGAAGCCCTGGTTCTGGTGGCAGGGCTCAACAAGAAGTATAATATAGACGGGGAAATGACCGGAGCCGATGTATTGAGGATGACCAAAGGGGCGAACTGATGAAACTATTAGCATACTGTCTACTAAAAGGAATGAAAGGGGGTGGGAGAATATGAAAATAATTTGCACCTCAAAAGATTGGAAACTTGGATATACTGGTTTTGTCGGAATACTTATCGCCTTGTCAGGGATGTTGTTTTTCTCTGGCGGTTTCAAGGATTGGCGATGGTGGGTTTTTGTAGTATTAGTTGCTTTCTTAAATGCTTTCCTAATGGATAAGATGAGGCAACCCAATGACAAGAAGTAAAATGACCGGAGCCGATGTACTGAAAGGAAAGGAGGTTCAAGATGATGAATAAAAGACCAACTTGCGCTCAAATAGTTGTGGGGACAGGAGAGAAATGTGTTAAGCCAGCGATTTTTTATGTTCAGTGGGATAATAGCCAAACACCCGTGTGCGGTTTATGTGCTAGGCGTTATACTGCTAAGGCTCTTCATCCCTTGAGATTAAAGGATTGGTTCGAGAAGGAGGGGTGAGGGGATGGAGCTTGCTCTTTGGGCTATAAATGGAGGACTTTGGGGTTGTGTTATCTACTTTGCTTTGGTAGACCCCTGGTTTGAGAGACGAGAGAAGAAAAGGCTTGACAACTTCCCTCGAATAGTTTAAGGTAGTTAGTAATAGAGTGTTGAAGAATGAAATACGACTCACTTAGAAAGATAGCACGCAACAAGCAACTCCTAAAATACCGCAAGGAAAACCCTGAGTTAAGCCTTAAAGAAATTGGTGAAGCATTCGGCATCAGCCATGTCCGAGTACATCAAATCCTCAAGGTCAACAGGAGTAAATGATGCTACAGGCAACTAGAAGGATTGTCAAGGACTACCCAGAGTTTGGTGAACTTCTTGCCGAGTTTGAGAACCGAATCAGCTACCTTGAAAACTCCCAGCCGTATTCTCGACTAGAAGAAGAACCGTCGCCTACTCCTACCACTGATAGACTCTCAAATAAGGAACGAGACGTTATTGCTAGTTTGAGAGCAATGGTTTTACACATTGAAAAGAAGCTTAACGAATACATTGATGCTTCCAAGAAAAGAAAAAGAGGTACTTATTAGGGGGGAGGGGTTATAAGGGGAGGGGTGGGGTTTATTACATTATAGCAGAAATTTCACGCCTAGAAATGGGGTCCAAAGCAAGTAGTATGATTGAGGCTAGCAGGCACGAAGAAAGCGCTACAAGACCGCAACATGGGTATTACGAGCGTTACCTATCCCCACAAGTATTACAATCGTTACAATCATTACTTGAGGAACGGAAACAATGAAGCAATTAACACAAGCAGTTGTTGAGCAGTGGGTTTCTCTAGCGAGCGGGCAGTTTAATGTTAGGTCTGTGTGGAATGAACTGGGGATAGAATCCCCAGAGGGGAAGTCACATTTAAGAGTTATTCTAGGCAGGTTAAAAGCGAAAGGGTTACTCGCTAAAGACCCCAGCAGGGATGATATTTATAGAATTGTTGATAGCGAAATTAGTGGAATTGACTGGCAAGCTGCTGACCCCAAGAAGACAATACCCTTAAAGTTTCCTTTTGAATTGGAGGCGCATGCTAGGATTTACCCTAAGAGTATCATCATTTTGGCTGGTTCGAAGAACGCCGGGAAAACTGCTTGGCTATACAATTTTATTATACTTAATATGGGCAAATTCAAAATAGATTTATTTAACAGCGAGACGGGGCCGGAGCAAATGAATGAGCGGTTTAGCCCATTTGATATACCTACCCCAGCGCCATTCAATGTCTACGAAAGGTATGATAATTTTTCTGATGTTATTCACCCTGACCATATTTCAGTTATTGATTACTTAGACTTTAATAGTGAGGTTTATTTGGTGGGTGCTGAGATTGATGCTATATTTCGCAAGCTAAATAAGGGGGTAGCAGTGATTGGATTGCAGAAACCTCCTCCTTCTATAACCTTTGTTAAGGGTGTTAAGAAGGTAATAGAGCGAGACTTGGCCTATGGCGGTGGGTTTACAGCGAAGAGGTCTGTCTTATATATCTCAATGGGGGGGAATAAGCTGAAGCTAGTTTATGTGAAGACACCGGCAGTGCCTACTGTTAACCCTAATAATATGGCATGGTCGTTCTCGTTTAATTCAAGTGGCTCGCACTTTGAGAATATTCAAAGGCATTTTGGTGAGGAATGAAGGAGCAGGAGACGGAAGCGAGAGAATGGAGCAATGCCGATATACCTTTATTCCCTAGTTTAACAGGGATAGCAAAGTGAGGGAATGGCGAAGAGATACCAGATTATATATGCTGACCAAATAAAAGGGGGAAGAAATGGCACGATATAAGAACTATATTACTAAGGTTACCTGCTGGAATTGCCGAGAGCAAATGCGAATTAAAATCCCTGTCGGGATGAAGGCAACAGAGATTTGTTGCCCTCGGTGTGGATGTAAGGAATTGATGTCTGGTCATTTGACTTGGCAATGAAGTAGAGAGTGATATAGAGATATGATACGATATCCTAAGCTAATGGCAACACTAGCACTGACGGCCACCTGGCTCGTTATGATGCTGATTCTGGCGAGGTGTGGGGTGATATGAAAAAGCCCGATGAACCCTGCTTTATTTGCGGGTCAGATGAGTGGTGGCTCCGGGGTAAGGACTGGCTTTGCTCAAGATGTCATCCGGAGGCAAAGGAGAGGAAAAGATGAAAACTACTATCTATGTCGAGCCAAAGAGCAAAGGGCTATTGATGTCATAGATAATTTATAGTATACTTAGAATATGGTTACTACTATCCTAAATAAGCCTTACCGCTTAAATCCAAAACAGGTCTTGCTTAATCTCACAATAGAAGGTGAACCGATAGCTTGCGCTAGACCAAGGTTAGGTAAATATGGAACATATATCCCTGCTAAAAACCAAGAGTATTATGACCTTGTTGGATGGCACATTAAAAATGTATATCAAGGTAACATAGATACTGATGCATGTTTTGGGTTGAGAGTAATATTTTTTCGCTCTAACCGTCAACGCGTGGATATTGATAATCTACTCAAGAGTATCATGGATGCTATAACTAAAGTACAGGTATGGGGTGATGATTCTCAAGTTAGGGAAATCTCTGGGCGCCTTATACTCGCCGATAAAAATCCGCGAGTTGAGTTTGTAATATACCACACTCAAGATTTTTCACCGGTGGCAAATTGTGTTCACTGTGGCAAACCACTAAGAAACTCTTATCCATCTAAGAAAACAACTTACTGCTCAAGAGAATGTTTTTTCGCATCCCGAAGGGTATCTAGGACTTGTACTTTTTGTAGGAGGGTTTTCACTATTGCTCAATCGAAGACTAAGCAGCATCCTTCTCTCTACTGCTCACGTGAATGTAATCTTAAAACTATAGCACAAAAACGGAAAGCTAATAAAACAACTGCTAAGTGTAAAACTTGTGGTGGGCCAGTAAGTCGCAAGGAATATAAACACTGTTTATCATGTTACCTTAAATCAAGGAAGATCACGAGTAACTACTGGAAACATAGACCACAGCAGTTATCAAAAAGAGATTCGGGGATCCACCTCGGATTGAATTAGAAATAACAGAGGAGGTATAGATATGGACAAAAGAAAGTTAGTGCTTACAGTCAAAGAGGCAAAGAACATTGAGGTAGGCGGTAGATTGGCGATAAAGAGACTCCTTGATTTAGGGCGTATAAGCGAGGAGGAATTTGAAGCCATAAGCCTTGCCACTGTAAAGAAGGCTGAACCCCTGATACGGCAGGATGAAGCTGTTAAATGGATTAAAGCCCTGATGAGGGGGGGGATTATGGTATCCAAGCCCGAACAGCTAATAGGTGCGGGGGAGCGGATACGGAAGGATACCTTGAGTGAGGTAATGGAAATCGTTAGGGAATATCAACTAGATGGTTGTTTGGCACGTGATGATTACCTAGTAAGAAGAGCAAAGGGGTGGCTAAAACTTGACGCCCTCAAAGCCACAGAAGGTAAGGAGGGGTGAGATGAAGATAAAACCTTGTGTCCAATGTGGCGAGTGTTGTAAAAGTGGTGTTTCTTGTATCTTCGGGCAAATACTTTTTGATATTACCGAGGATGACCCAACATCTTGCCCTGCCTTGGAATATGAGAAAGGGTTATATTGGTGTGGGCTTATACGAAACCCTATAAAGTGGTTTGCCCCCTTAGTCGGAGATGTGGGGTGGAAGTGTGAAGCGATGGCAGATATTACTCGTATCTACATTGGGATAGGGGCTGGCTGTTGTATGAGTCCTTCCAAGGAAGAGATAATAATTAAAATGAAGGAACGCTTTGCTATTCGTAAGAAGCCCTTCTCTGTCGGCACCGGGTCGCCTTGAGGCTAACATTACAAGCCAAGATACAGTATAATGGGATTAAGGTGATAAATGCCTAAGCTCTGGGAGATTGTGAAACCCGACCAGCTCGTGTTCTTAGCGAATTATCAGTGGAAAACATACGGCACTAAGCTGGATGTAGTTATTCATGCCCGCGAAGAGAAGAATGTCAATATCAAAGTAAGCTACCCTTCCCTAGCAGAGATAACCGTAACCATGAGAGAGAAGCCGCGCCAGCTGAGGGGCAAGGGGTGGTGAAGAAGTACCAGATTAAATTACCGCCTGATTTTGGCGAAGATGAACTGTCAGACAAGCACATATCTTGTATATTCAATGCTGATGTTAAAGGGTTTATCGGTAAGTTAGAATTATATAATGGGTCTTATATTGATAAGCGTTTTTGGCAATCTCAATTCTGGAAGAAGCTAAAGTCTGAATTCAATAGTTAGTAGAGAGTGATATAGAGCTTTGAGTGAACTTGAATACTGGTGCTCACCTTATAAGATAACCTATCCATACCGACAGGTTACTTGGCTCTTGGATGCTATGAAAGAATTAAGGGTCGGCATCTGGCCGCCTCATCCAGAGGGCAGGTCTTCCGGATATATTGATCCCCGAATCGTCCTCAAGAGTGGTGAGTATAAGGCATATACTGAGAACATAGGGAATGTCGCCGGCACCTTAGAGAGACGGTTAAAAAAGACTGGCTATGATGGAGCAATGGCATACCTAGTGTATAGTTGTGGGTTGAGCTACCATGAAGTAGGCAGATTATTTTGTATACCCGAGGCAAAGACTATTGAAAATGTTGAGCTTGCCATTAGGTATTGCTGCGGTAGGAAGGATAAGAGGAGCACATATTACCAGTATAAAAAAATATGCCATGATTACGCTCAGAGGAAGCAGAAAGAAATTACTTGACAAATCCCTCAGCTTCAGTTTACTATATTAACAGAGGGCGACTATACCCTCTAAGCGAGTGCATTGCTCTAATCCAATTGAGCTACGAGGCCACTTATAGTGACGGCAGTGTCGCATTACAACCCGAAGGGTGTTCCAAGCACCTTCCAGCCTTTGTTAAGTACAGGGCTGAGATGATAGCAAGATAGGAGAGGATATCTAAAGGTATCCAGTAACCCTAATCTCAGCCCTTCTATATAGCTCCAGTCAAACAGGCTGGGGCTTTCTCTGTTGATAGGATGGCTCTATCACTGGTGTCTGGTAGTTGTCCTGCCGCACTTGGGACATCGAAAACGCTGAACTTTCTTTTTACCGGACCACACCTTACCGTTTTTGTGCATAGATGTTTTACAATCTGGACAATTCATACTCATTGCCTCCTTATATAGTATTAGTGTTTAGGATATTTCGTTCCGCAAAATGGGCAATAAGCCCACCAAGGGCGAGGGGCTGAGCCACACTTGGGGCATTGTATTTTGACTCGCCTTGCTTGCCTCTTATCCTCTTTAGCCTTAATATACTCAGGGTCGTGGATTTTGCAATACCACTTGCCATCTCGCTTTACCACAGCCTTTTTAGAACACTGTGCCTTGTCCCAGTCGCTTATCCACACCCTTGTCGAGCATTGTCCGCCCATCGCCGTACCTCCTTACTGTTTATTACTACTTAAGCCCCTTTTTGCATCGGGAGAAATATCACTGGAACAGTCTCAAGGTTAAGCTCAACTGCTATCGCTAACCTATTCAATCCATCCCATACTATTTTTGAGCCGTCCTCTCTAACTCTGATTTCAATAGGCTCTTTAATTCCGTTCAGTTTTACATCTTCCAAAAGCTCGTTATTTATCTCTATGAGTTCCAGCGGTAGCCTAGTTTCTATTTTAAGTACCTCTTCTAGATTCATTGTCTAACCCTCCTATTTATTACTTAACAACTCAATAGAATGGGTGGGCTGGTGATGCTTCTATAGTCTCACCACTAGGGTTTGCGCCAGCCGCTTGAGAGTTGGTATTTAGCTCCCCAATCTGGCTCTGTTCACCTTCAACACCCGCCCACTCTATTAAACTGTTAAAAGTAGTGTCTCGCTATTTCCATGGTTTGCTCTGCGGTGAACCAACTGCCCTTCATTAAGTTGCATCGCCTACAAGCCACAGCCACATTATTCTTAATGTATCCCCTGCGGTTGTCCTTTCTATCAATCGTTCTATCAGTGAGGCGGTGCTTATGTCCGGTGCCTATGGTTAGCCTTTCTCCACAGTAATAACAATTAGTTTGCTGAGATAATTCCCCTATATCCTGTAAAGATAAATTGAATTCGGTTTTATCTCCTATAGCCTTGTAAAGCAATTTGTGATACCTTCCCTTAACAGTATTGCGGTAGTAATTGCTCATATATTTGGCATTACAAGCCTTACAATAGCTACGATAACCACTATTAAGGTGCTAACTGATACACTCAATATAGCATAGCAGGGCATAGTGTGTCAATAGATATGGAGCATATATACAGATATTTTAAAAAAATAATCCCCGCGCCTACATATATATAATCCCAGGGGTGGCCATGGGCTGGGGGGAATACATACATACATATATAAGGATGACATATATATAATGGCTATATTAAAAAATAGTAAATATGAGATATTCGCCCGCGGTATAGCTAGTGGGAAGAGCCCTCATGATAGTGGCATTGATGCTGGATTTAGAGATGGACCTGGTTTAGCTGTTACCACATCAAGATTGGTACATAAGGCTAATATCGCTTCACGCATAGAGGAATTAAAGCAATTAGCAGCTGATGGAACAGTTATGACGATACAAAAGCGCTTGGAGCGATTAACAGAGATTGCTGAGTTACCAATTACCAAAGATATTAAAGCCAGGGAGTCAGTCCAGGCCGTTGCTGAATTAAATAAGATGACTGTGAACGCGTATCCCCCGGCTAAGGTAGAGGTCGAGACCGGGAAGGAGCTGACAGAGTTTTTGAAGGGCTTGAGGGGATATGGTAATAGGAAGGAATGAGTCAGCTTGCTGGGGCTGTCCGTTTAGGCTTCGATGAGCAAGTGTTCATCGGGTTCTGCCGAATAGAAAAGAATAAGGCAGAGGAGCCCCAGTAAGCAATCAATATAGTTTGAACCGAATGGTGATATGAAGAAGGAGGGGTGGTGCCACTATCAAAGAAGAAAGATAGGGAGAGAAAACAGGTAGAGAGGGCTAGGATTAGGTTGGACAATCTACTAGATGTCGCACCTGTCCAACCCGAAACAGTAAGAATAGAGGGTGAGGACTACATTATCCCTGAAATAGACGCTGATGGGAATGTGATACCTGAGCTATGACAACAAAGACAATAAGTGATGTTGACTTTCGACATAACATAGAATGGGCACGCTCTACACTGGGTCATACATGGGGACCTGAGCAAGAAGCCATAATACTATGTAATGATAGAGAGATATTGGCAGGTGGTGGGGAGCGTGGTGGCAAGAGTTATGTGGCCGCTGATTACCTGAATGTCCGCTTCTGGGAAGGTGAGCTATACTGGATTGCCGGCAAAGACTATGACCGGTGCCATGCCGAGTTCGAGTATATAGCCCAAGCAATGAAAGCTCTCGGGGCAGTCAAGCCGAATAATATACATACACCGGCAACGGGTCAATGGCACATGCAACTGGATACAGGTGCGGTTATCAAAACGTGGTCCCTTAAGGACTGGCTAAAGATAGGGTTTGAGGCACCTGACGGCATAATCATTGCTGAAGTCGCTCAGATATCGCATACAGAGTATACCAGGCTATGTGACAGGACTGCCGAGAAGCGGGGCTGGGTAGTTGGTACAGGGACATTTGAGAGCTCACTGGGTTGGTTTCCTGAGATGTGGAAACTATACCAGCTCCCCGGTCAATCGGGTAAGTCGTTCTCGTTGCCGTCATGGAGCAATAAACATGTCTACCCAGGGGGGTATAACGATCCAGAGATACAGAGGTTAAAGGCAAAATATCCTGAAGACTATTTCCTTGAGCGGTTCGGTGGTGTGCCCTGTCCGCCTAAAGGCTTGGTGTTCCCAGAGTTCCGATACTTAACACATGTTAGAGAAATGAACATCGCCGATGCCCCTGTGTACCTGTGGATTGACCCGGGGTATGCCGGTGCCTATGCGGTAGAGGTGGTCCAGCTTGAGGGTGAGACTGTCAACATTGTAGAAGAGATATACGAGCAGGGTCTAGTCACTGAGCAGATAATAGATGTTTGTATGCAGAAACCATGGTGGCATCTGGTAGCGGGTGGGGTGGCAGACATAGCAGTTAGACAGCATCAAGCAATGCCGGCAGTCGAGGAGATATGGCAGAAGAAGGCACAGCTAACCCTGACCTCGGGTGTTGTCCAGGAGGCAGAGGGTAGAGAGCGGCTACACACTTTCTTGACTGTTAATCCAATTGACCATCAGCCGAGGTTGTTTGTTGACCCCAAATGCCAGGGGATACTATCAGAGTTCGGGGTGTGTCCCAATCCCTTTACCGGCGAGGCATCACCGTTCAAATGGAAAGAGGATCGGCTGGGTAATGTGGTAGGGGAGCACCCGGACGACAAGCATAACCACGGCATCAAGGCAGTGTGGTATGGGCTGGTTGATAAGTTCGGATATGTGACTGGGAAGCGAGGCAACAAGCCGAAGACAAAGCACTCCAGTTTCAGGTTTTAGAATGTTCTAGTCAGGCTGGCATAATAGGAGGCGATATGATAGAAGTAACTATTTCGGAGATAGCGGGTGTTCGGTTTTACACAGATATCAAGATATTAGAGCCTGATGATAAGGTTGGGGGGTTCGCAGTTCATGGAATACCCTATAAGATTGTTGCGCAAGATGCAGAATTTATGAGGGCTATAAAGGCAGTGGGGTTAAGAAGGGTTGGGAGAGATGTTTCTTGCCGTGTGGATTTATATGCTCAATTCCCTGTATCTTAATTGTTGGTTTAGGAGGGTTTAGATGGCCACAGATTATTTACAGAAGGTTAAAGATAAAGAGGAAGAGTTTTCCGCACTATATACTCGGCACGACAGTGACAGGGACCTGCTCTACCTCACGCCGTATGTTATGATGGATGCTTCTGGCAATAATAAAGTTCCTGACATTGTAAATGTCACCCTCAACATACCGGGGCGGTTTGCCCATGATGTCGTGGCGATATTGGGTACAGCAAAAGAGCAGATAGTAGTTGAGAGTGAGGACAAGAATCTGGACACTGCCTACATCGAGGACTTCCAGAGGGCGGGGTTTTCTGCAGCGAATGAGAGATTACGATTGCGTAACAAATGGGAATTGAATCCTTGGTTTGATTTCCATTCAAGTAATAGAGGGGGGTGTGCGGCGAAGTGTCTATTCCAGATGGTAGATGGTGTTCTTGTTGCTGATATTACCCCCTGGGACAGAAGGTATGTAACCTATGCCACTGGTGTAAAGGGTTTGGACTGGGCGGGGAACAAGATGATTAAGACGAAGGATAGTATAGAAGGGCAGACATGGGCTCAGGAAAAAGGTTTTACTATTGATGCTAAAGAGGCTGAAGTTCTTGAGGTCTTAACAACTGAACATGTGGAGATATGGGTGGCGGGGAAGAAAGAATTTGAGCAGGAACACGACTTTGGTTTCTGCCCGGTTGTGATTCAGACGGTAACACTCGGCTCAATGTTTTCTGATAAAGATAGCCTTGCCCATCAAGGTGAGGGGATATTTTTCTTAATTCGGGAAGCTATCCCCGAACTTGAGAGACTACTTAGTATAATGCAGACCCTCAACCTGAAGACGGTTAAAGGGCCTGTGCAGTGGGAGAGTAAGGAAGGTCAACTTAAAGACCCTCCCGAATATGAAGATGTTCAGGCTTCGGGTGCGATAACTTCAGCTGACATTGGTGGTGGGGCAAAGCGTATTGATTTCGGTGATGCCCAGCGGTCTGCACAGTTAGCATATAGTATTATGCGTGAGGCGATACGGGATGCTACTGTCGCCGCTTCTGATTTGGGAGTGATTGAATCCCCGCCGGCATCTGGTGTGAGGGCAATGGTGGCAGGGGAGAGCAGAGACCAATTATTAGGGCCGCGGCTGGGGACAAAAGCGTTTATGAATCAAGGTCTGGCTAATATGTTCACAGCTCAGGTTAAACTTATAGGCGGAAGTATAGAACTCGGCACCCTGGCCCAGAAGAGGACTTTTGATGTCGGTAAGTTGGAAGGTGCTTATGAGACACACTATAAATATACAATCAAGTCTGCGGCAGTAGATGCAGGGCGTGCTTCCTTGGCTGCGGCTTACGGGAACCTGATACCAGACAGAGCGAAGCGAACTGAGATATTACAGAGAGAAGACCCCGATGGCGATGAGAAGCAATTACGTTGGGAAGAGATTGAGAGGTTGGTTCCTGAAATCAAAATGCGTAGAGATATCAAAGCCTTAATAGATATGGATGAAGATGCTGAAGCAAGACTTGTTTTGGCTAAACTGGGTGTCACATTAAAACAGATGCTGCTTGGTGAAGTGACTCCGCCTAAACCCGAACCAAAACAAGAGCCGAAGCAGGTATTGTCCCTGTTTGGTGGTGGGGGTGGCAGAGTACAGCAACCAGTAGTTCCTGAAGGGGAGGAATGATGGCAAAACTAATAATGGATGATGTTGATAAGCAAATCAAGGAGTGGTTGACTCCTCCTGTAGAGCGACCTGATATTAAGACTCAGTTGCTTGGAAGAATTAGAGGTAGGGGGGCGCAACCTGCTCTACCTAGACTGCCAAGATTTCCCAGAGCGCCGAGAGTATAGGAGATTAAATGCCAGTACCGAGTTTAGAGTATGTTGAACTTTTAAGGGCAAGGGAAAAGAAAGCCAAGGCTTTACCCGAACCTGTTGTTGAACCTCCTGTTATTCCCGAACCAGCTCCCCCTAGAGAAGAGGGGTATTTAACACAAGAACAAGCCAAGGCACAATATGGTCTTGACCTTGACCCTGGGTGGCAGGCGAGGGTTCGAATCCATCCTCAAATGGGGGAGCAAGTCTCTTATCTCTCACCCGAAGGTTGGAAATATGAACAGGTAAGGTGGGATGAGGCAGGCAATGTTACTGATTATTTAGCCTTTGACCCTGAAGGAAGGGCATTCGGTAAAGCAGAACTGGAAGAACTTGAAGTTTCTATTGCTGAGGAAGCCCGCATACAAGAAGAAGTATTAGCACCATTCGAGGCAGTGTTCCCGGGGATTGATGTTGAGGGATTGTTCGCAAGTATGGCCGTTACGCCCGACATGTCAAGGCGTGAACGCTTGGGCCCGGAGCAAGCACAAGATGACTTCATTGATGCTATCCAGGAAATAGGGAGGACTTCTGAGACTGAGGCTATCCTAAGACAACTGGGAATTGAGGAAACTGATATCGGTTTGTTCTTCCCCGAAGAGGAGGGGGAAAATATTACTGCCCTTATACCTGAACCAGAACCCGAAGTAGTGGAACCTGCTCTATGGCAAAGGGTACTTGAATATGGGCTATATCCCTTCACCTTCTTCGGAATAAAGATGAAGGAAACAGTTGATGCATTTAAGGAGTTGCCTGAAATATTGAAAGATATCCCATCTTTTATAGCTAGAGATGCGGATGTCAGTGCTTACGAAGGTGTAAATAAGTTTATTAGGGCTGGACTTATGGGACAAATAGCTGAGCCTTTTATACCCGAAGATGCCCCCGAGGAAGTACAAGCTCTCTTTGCCGCACCCAAGATGGCTGATTATTTTATAGGTGGTGCAGAATATAATGAGTTTAGGCAGTTACCTTGGTGGCAACAGTTACTTTATGAATTACCTCTATGGATGACTATTCCCGGGGCTGCTGCCACCAGAGGGGCTTTAGCTCCGACAATCGCTAGGGGTGGTGCCAAGGCAATTCCAGCCAGGGTAGTCAGCGGTGCTTTAAGACCAGCCGTTGCCGTAGAGAGGGCAATATCATTCCCAATCAGAAAGACATTTGAAAGAATAGCCCAGCGGAACTTCCACAGATATCTGGTGAGTCAAGGGATTGAACTCCCCCCCAAAGCCGAAAAGCTCTTGATGAATGTTTATGCCAAGTTCCCAATCGTCAGTCCCGATACTGGGGCTAAACTCTATGCTACATTGGGGGCTAAGTATGGGAATAGGGCAGTGGCTGAGTATTATTCCTCCGGTAGACTTACTACTGACATCGTTAAGAGAATTATTGCCTATGCCGAGTCGCAAGGTGACAAAACACTTGCGAGGGCTGGCCAAAAGTTCTTGCTTCGCTTAGAGAGAAGTGGGCGTGTCGAAGCAGGGGTTGACTTACTCACAGATAAATTTGCCGTAGACTTTACCAAGGCATTCGAGGAAATAGGGGCAAAAATCACCCCAGATATGGGTTACGAGATTTCTAGGGCTGCGGCAGAAGCAGCTAGACAATACTTCCCAATGCTCTATTCTACAGATGTTGCCCTTACGGGTGCTAACAAAATGACCCATACCCTCATGATGGATACTGTTTTACCCTCTCTGCTAGAACAGGCGCTAAAACCATCTGCCATCAATGCTGAATTGATAGCCTCCCTTATTGGTAAGGGTGTACTTGGGATAACTGCCAGCCTGACTAAGCAGTTGGAGAAAATAGGTCTTGATACTGCGACCATTGAAGCGATGTCTCCCAACGAGGCATGGGCTAGTTTACTTAGTGGTACAATCCCTACCCCAGCAGTGGAGGCAGTTACCCCAGAAGTCGCACCAGAAGCCCTCAGACCACCAACAGAGGTTGTTGCACCTGAAGTTGCCCCAGTGGTACCACAGGTGGTAAAGCCACCCGTTAAAAAGCCACCCATTATTGAAGCACCTGAAAGAACTGTAGTTAAAGAGGGCGGTGTCCCTGCCAGCCCTGCCGAGCCAATAGCAACGGGGGTATCGGACAGTATCCCTGTGATAAAAGATATAGGGGCGAAGGAAAGGATTCGACCAGCACGTAAAGTCTTTGAGAAGATGGGTTTGTCTGAGGAATTTAGGGGTATACAGAGGGCAGAAGTTGAAAAGGGTGAGGCAAGGGTAGTCTTTGATAAGAAACTCAAAGAGATGTCCAAGTTGGTTGATAAAAATAGGCGGCATATAGTATTCAGGGAAATAGAAAACCCTGGCTCGCAAGTTGGACTTACGTTTAATGAGAAGAGGGCAGTCGCTTTTTTTAGAACTAACTTCGATAAGTGGGCTGATAAACTAAATCTTTCCCAAGAAAAGCGGATTAAGAACTATATAACCCATATCTTTGAGGCTGATATTACGGAGCAGTTAAAAGCCAAACACCCAATGGATGCTGCTATGGCTAAGGCATTGGAATACCTAGCACCCAAGAAGATATTTAACCCCTTCTTACAGGAGAGATTAGGGGCGACTGTTGGTTTGATTGAAGATCCATTCGCTGCTGCCTCTGCCTATGAGTCCAGGCAACTAAAGGTGCTTTATTATGAACCATTCTTAGAGAAGTTAGCTGCCATTGCCAATGATGTAAATACCCCCCGGGCTGCGAGAAATTATCTGAAAGACTACTCTATGCGTATGACAGGTGAACCATCCAAGCTTGACTTAGAGATAAACACAACCCTTCAGGAGTTTGCCGAGAAATTAAAGGGGTTGCCTGGCGGCAATATACTCGCAAACTATTTAAGCAGGGGGAATCCTTCGGGAATGGCATCCTATAACTTCACAAGTGCGCTATATACTTTATGGCTGGGTTTTAAGGCGACATCCGCCATAAGGAATCTCAGCCAGCATACATTGATAATCGCTGAAGTTGGCCCGGCCGATTTTGCTAATGGTATTAAATTGAGGTTTACTAAGGAAGGCAAGGTTGCGTTAAAGGAGTCGTTGGCTTGGCGTTCCCGTAGAGCGGCTTTTGTGCCTGGCATTGATGATTCGTTTGTGTCAAGGTGGCCTGACACGTTCCGTGAATCAGCATTAGCTATGTTCCGTGGTGCTGACGCCCAGAATGTTAAGGACGCTTTCCTTGCTGGGTATTCAGAGGCAAAAAAAATACTTACAGAAGACCAAAATAAAGCGCCCTTAGATGAGAGACTTTCCCAAGAAAAACTTAGGCAGCACTTTATAGGCAGGGGGGATGAGGTTGCTGCCGATACTCAATATTTATATACCAAGATGAATAGTATGTCCTTTTCCCAGAGTGCCCCAGGTAGAACCATGTCTATGCTAACAACATGGACTGAGAACTGGATGGAGCTAATGACTAAGTGGATAAAGAGAACTCCATCCCAAGTCTACTTAGAGCAAGAGAGACTAACGGGTAAGGCAATACCTACAAAGAACTGGTCTCAGACGTATAAAGCAATAGGACTTTATATGGTATTGGTTGGGTTAGCCTTCGCCTTTGATAACCAAACCAGATTAAAAATAAAAGAATACACAGGCATAGGGTCTTTAAGATACTTGGCTGGTGCCGTTGGAGGTGAGTTCCCTGCAATGGAGGCTGTGGGGTCTGTGGCTAATATGATAGCAGGTTTTCTTACTGACGATGAAAGGCTGCTTAACTCTGGACTAGCTGAATTCAAGTCCACCTTTACCCCAGGCGTTATAAGGCAACTAGGTAATGTAGGTTCTGGGGAAAAGGATTGGTCTACGCTTCTCTTCTACCTTGAGGCTAAGAACTTCCAGATTAAAAACCTCAAGGACAAATGGGAGAAGGATTGGCAGGAATATCCCACCTTTGAAACCCCTGAAGATAAAACTGAATATATTAAAACTCATCCCAAGCATAGAGGGTGGTCAGATGCTAAAATCAGGAATCAATGGCGAGAGGATAATCCCCGACTTGAAGCTCAGATGTTTGTTGTGGGTCAATTCACAACTCTATCATCCGACAAGGCTAGGTCAGAGGTATTAAGGCTGATTGAGGAACACAACCTTGATACTGAAGTAATAAGTGGTTATGAGAAGGTTTTTGGGATTGATACTAAGGTTGAGCTTAAAATATTTGAAGATAGAATTGGAAACCTTGAAGACTTAGTTGCTGGCGAGGAGCCCAAATACTTTACAATGGGTAACTATGTATCTGAAGTTAATAAGTTAGTAAACTCTGTCGGTAGATCAAAGGTTCAAAAGGAAGCATCTCCATTAACACGGGGGATATTAGAAGCACAAGATACTATCGAGGGTTACGAGGTGTTAGAAGAGGGCGATGCTAGGACATTATGGAGACGGCAATACCCTGAGGGGGAAGCCTGGATGTGTTTGATGGGTCAGGTTCAATCTCCAACAAGCCTCAAGAGTGCTGAGATATTGCAAGGTTTAGTAGAGAAATATAACATCCCCCTTAATATAATACCAGCATTTCAACTTACCGATAAGGGCAAGGAACGGATACCCTCTAATCGTGATTTGTGGGGACACTACTTTTTTTACTATGACTTACCCGGCACTTCTTACCTTAATATGACTCAAGGGCAGGTTGACTCAGGTCAGCTCCCTGAGAAGTATCGGGGGGAGTGGGAGACATACCAGAAGTTAAAGACTGATACGGCAAAGAGTGCCTTCCGTAAAGGACACAGGGAAGCAGCCTACGGTAACTGGCGGGATGATTTTAGAAGAGATAATCCAGAGTTTGACCAATGGCTACAGGATGAGAAGGATATGAAACCCCTGACTGGTACTGCCCCTATTAGACGTGCTAGGGCTGGTGCTACAAGTATAAGACTGGCAGGGGCAGGTGGTGGATTTGGGGGTGCTACGGTATCACCACGGG